CGCTGGCACAGGTAATGGAAGAAACGTTGAGTACTGTGGGCAAAAGCCCGCAAAACAGAAATGGTATGAAAAGTACCAAGATGAGATGGTTGTGGCGGGTGTGGCGATGGCTAGTCTATACGCAGTTACACGCTTTGATCTGCCCCTTCAGTTGCGGGCGACTGAAGATACATATTCCATAGGGCTTAAACACTCTGTCAACAATCACGAACTTGGCGTTCAGTACAGGAATGACGGTTCTGTGATGACCACGTACTCATTTGATTTTTAGGCGACACCACCACGCCTTCCTTTGGTGGCGGAGTATATAGGAGTATCAATGTTCATTCCCCATAACATGAGAGCCGTGGACAGGCTTTTTGAAAACCTGATGCGCGAGTTCGACGTATCAACGCCGCTGAAAGCGGTAGATAAACTTTTCCCTAAAGAGGGGGCATCTGTCAAGATGTATAAGATGACACCACAGGAGTACGAGTATCAGAAGTGCGGCGAGTGCGGAACCCTTCATTTAGTGGAAAAGGAAAATGAACCCGATTCTGATAAAATGGCTTGACACTGTTGGCTCTTCTGATTGGAGTGAAGCCGACGATATAGACGTTAAGGTGATTGAGCAAGTGGGGTGGGTGGTCTATCAAGACAAGGCCCAAATCAAGATTGCCGACACCAAAGCGGATGACTCATACTATGGGATCACGGCGATTCCGCGAGGCTGTGTTATAGAAGTCAGCGGAGAATACACTTTAGAATCAGCAGAATAGCGCAGGGTAGCAAGACTCTTAATCAGCGGGTCGCAGGTTCGATCCCTGCACGGCCCACATTATCAAGGACTTACGAGAGTGAGTCCTTTTTTTTGTCTATAATTCTTGCATTATTATAGAAGGTGTTAGACAATTTCGGCATGGCTAGACCACGCAAAAATGATCTCCCCGTCAGGATGCAGGAGAAGGCGGGAACGTATTACTACACCCCAAGCAAAGATGGCAAAACCTCATGGGTGAATCTTGGCAAAGGTCGCAAGGTTGCGATGCAGAAATGGGCGGTGATGGAAGGGGGAGGGCATACCATCACGGAGGCTTTGGCGGAATACATTAACAGCAAGGACTTCAAGGCTCTTGCCGATAAGACTCAGAAATCCTACAGGTCTTATGTTGATATGTGGGTGGAGAAGTTTGGGTGGCATGGGTTGGATGATGTGAACACGGCGATGCTCTGTGAGTATGTGTGGGAGCGTGGCTATCAGGCTAACAGGGAACTGGCCCCGCTCTCAGGAGCGTACAAGGTGGGGCTGATTAAGCGGTGGTGTACCTCTAACCCCTGTAAGGGCGTGATCCGCGCCAAGGAACCCAAGAGGGTTAAGGCCGTGCTAGTGGACGATGTGAAGGCGGTCAGGGCGGCATCGCCACTATGGTTGAGGACGGTGATTGATGTGGCTGTAACCACCGCTCTCAGGCAGGGGGATATAATCTCCCTTGATGAATGGTCGGCCAGCGATCAGGGATTACTTGTCCATGTAAGCAAGACCTCACGGCCCATCCTGTTCAAGTGGACACCATTCCTGAAGTCACTCAAGTATCCGCTCACCAATTCAAAGGGGAACCGTTTAAACGAGTACGCTATCCGGTCTGCTTGGGGGAGAGCAAGAATAAAGGCGAACACCAAAGACCTTCAGTTTAAAGACCTTCGGCGTTTCGCCTTGCAATGTCGGAGGGAGAGCGACAGTATTTATAGTGCTATGGAATTAGCCGACCACACCGATATAAACACAACACGGATATACCTTGCCGGTACTGCCGCTAGTGTGGAGCCATTATCGGCTCCATATCCTTTAGCTTGAAAACGGCAAGCGGTTCAACATCGTTCATGTCTCCCCTGCCTGATCCACCCCAATCGTAGGTGAATTCTGTCGTGGCGGGCCGCACCCTGTATACCTCTCCTGTGTCCTCAAAGCGCACAAGGAAGAAGGCGGCTAACCCCACGTTCTCATAGTTGAATCCCACCATCACTTTTGACAGCGAGATAAACCATGTTGAGTATTTCTTTTTACGTGACTTGATTTCGTAGACGCATGGAGGTTGGTCAACGAAATAATCAAAGCGGTAGCAGTTAGGCATCTTCTGAGCGTGTGGGTATATCCGCGATATGATGGCCCATTCCGCATCCCTATCGGATTGTGTTTCTCTAGTTGGCACGTAGCAATCTCCGTTGCGTAATGGATGTGATCTCGTCGTAGTAACCTTCTCCGTCCAATCCCTTAAGCATGACCACACCACGCCACCACGTATGCTCAGTGTCCTTGCACCACCCTTCTGAATACTTGGGGTGCGAGTAGCAACCCGCCGACAATCCGAATATCTTTTGTCCGTCAGGCCGTGTCTGTTCAGAGTGGTTGTATAAGTGTGAGTGACCTTGCACTGCGGAACAGTGGAGTTTAGAGATGAGCGCATAGCCAACGTGGGTATTAGATATTGGCCTACCGGATACACCAGAGGAAAAATAATGGGAGAAGGATATACCTTGTATGGTTAATGACCGTTTAAACGGCGTACACTTCCATCCGAACTTCTCATACTGAAGGTCAGCCATTCCAATCGTGCCATCTAACTCTGCTTGTGAGTTGACCGCACGATCTATCCTGTCCTCATGGTTGCCAATCGTCATGTATAACTTAGGTTTATACTGGCGTTCCTTATTCTTTCTCTTCTGCGCGTTGTGGATACGCATGGCAGAGAAGAATTGATCTTGCGCGTCCACCGCTGATTCAACATCCTTTCGGTAGCGTCGACCCTCAAAGCCTTTCGTTCCCCTGTCGTATGTCGAGAGGGATGGCATGTCAGCCCAATCGCCAAGGCATACGATAATGTCTGGTTGCTCCTTGACTGTGAACTCACCAAGCGCATTGAATCGCTCGTTATCATAGTCGGATGAGGCGTGAGCGTCAGGAACGATGAGCAAGTTCACGATTGCGTATCTCCCTTTTGATGGCTGTGTCGCGCTCTTCGGGCGTGTTGTAGATGCACCCGCTGACATACAGGTATGTCTTGTCAGGGTCAGACAAAAGGAATCCGTGTCTGCCATCCACGCCCTGCATCTGCTCTACTTTGTACGCTCCCCACTTATCACTGTCCATAGGACTTGAGCAGAATGTCGATGTAGTGCCTCGCCTTCTTTAAGTCTTCAACGGCTGACCCCTTGGCTTTGTAGCGCACGATGTACTTAACCACTGAACCTTCAGCAAAGTTCAAGCCGTGGCTCTGGATAAACTTGATCGGCTCTATGCCGCCCCTGTAATGGAAAGGTGTTTCTGTCATATCTCGCAAGCCCCCCCTGTACATGCCAGTTCTTGTGATGCGGTTGTCGAATCGTCAACCTCAATAACCGCGTTCCAGTCAACGATAGTTGACAGTGGTTTGAAATTTTTACGAGTGAGGTCTTCATAAGGAGCGCACTCGTATGTGTGTGCGTCATCGGCGGATGGCAGGAATGAGACACCAGATAGTATCCCAAAATTTTTATATACCCACGCGCCCACATCCATCCATTCAGACTCCTTAACATAGACCGTGACTGATGGTTTATGTTCGCACCAGTTCATTGCAAAGCGTTTCCATATCTCAAGGTGATTGATAGCGTTTAAACGCTTCCGCACAATAGAGCCTGATGGTGATTTATGGTGGAACTCAAACACCCACGCACTGTCATTATATGGATCGGTCTGACAGGGAACACCCGCATCAATCAGTGCTTGGCTGATCGGATCTTTTTTGTCATTGCGAACACGACGAATATGATAATCGTTATAGCGAGGATGGATGCCACTGCTAGAGTCAACCAACTGAGAAACAGTGCCACTAGGCTTGACACAAGTAACAGCACTAGCAGGATTGATATCCAAGGTATCCGCCCACTCCTTATTTGTTTTGATTGCTGTGTCACGTAACGACCTCAACTGTTTTTCTGATGCGTTCATTAGGGCGGGGCAGTCCATGATGCCCGTAAGCGATACGCCCAAGAGAGCTTCTTCTTCCGTGTTCCTCTTCCATGAGGGCGAGAGGTATCGGAAGTCGGTGAGTGTGGCTTGAAGCGTACCCGCGATTGCGGCAAGTTCGACCTTGCGCTTGATATCAGGGATGCGGTCATCTGATCTGCACACGACCTCGCTGAGATTGCAGAATTGTCCGCCTGATCCAGTTATCGGTTGACCACTTGCGTTTAAACGTGGCCCTCTCAATACTATTTCCGCGCAAGGATTCGTGCCGAACTCGTAGCCATCATCACGCCGCTCTGGTAGCAGACGCTTGATGGCGGCGCGGTTGAAGATGCCACGCTCACCACTGCGACTCTCGTACAGAGATGTCCACTCCCGCATGAAGATGCCCATGTCGGGCTTCTCCGTGTAGCACACGCTGTTGTTAGCCAGTGCGCGTTGCGGATTCTCTGTCCACCACTGCCCGCTCTTGGCTCGTTGCATCCGCTCATCAGTCAAGTTGGATAGGGATAGGGTGGCACTCCTACGCACACCACCGACAACCACCGCCTCGCCAATGAAGCAGACTAGATCGTGACATTCGATACTGTTTAAACGGCGACCCTCCGCGCTCTGGAAAACACCGACAAAGTGTTTAAACAGAATGTTCAGTGGCTCTGGCCCTGACGCTCTACCGCCAAAGGTCTTGAGCCTTGCCCCTGCGGGTCTGACCTTGGACAATTCCCATGTCGGGATTTGTCCTGCGTACAGGAGTGATATCAATTCCTTCAGAGCCTTGGCCCACCCAATTTTACTGTCACGGACATGGATGACTGATTCAGTCTCATGGAAGGATGGTGCGATTTCGGGTAACTGATTGATGTACTGCCGCTCAACTGAAAAGCCGCACCCTGTACCGCACATCAGTATGTACATGATCTCATCGAAAGCGCGTGGTGTGTCGATGGCGGTGTAGGCGCAGTTAAACCCCGCCACGTTGTCACGGTCAAGCGCATCGCCCGCTGTCATCATGCACCTCATGGATGGCATCACTTCCATGCCAAGGATGGCTGTGCGTAACACATCCAACTTCAGGTCAGTGCGCCGCTCAAAGAATGAGACATACCTATCCACTGTCTCATCCCAATTCTCCCGCCGCTGATGCTCTTCAAGGTATCGGGCATAACGGCTTTTGTGAATGAACTCCCTGTATGTGTTCAATCGAACAGTTCTCCCAAAATGTTTAAACGCTCTTTGGTTACGATGACCGTGCCATCCCACAGCGTAATCTCTGTCCTGTCCTCATCCGTGGACATGTGATGGATCGTCCGCCGTGGGACTGACACCCTGCAATCCGTCAGTTCGATTACGTCAGAAAGGGAATTCATCGGACGCGGCTCGATATTCTTCCGGTACGTCACCGAACCCACCATCATCCTCCCTCTTCTTCAAAAGTTGGACGGCGTTGAGGTAAACAGTCACGCCCTTGTTTGAGCCTTTTGAGTAAGACGCGAACCCGATTCGCGCACGGCACATGTCACCCGACCTGATGGAGGAGGGATCAATCGGGTTGCCGTCACCGTCAACCACGACAGGTGGGTGCTTAGTCTTGGCCTTGACCACAACCATCCCCTCTGTGAACTCGTTGTCACCAGCGCGGATGGGGTTGTGACCTTTGCCGTCTGTCTGGTCTGCCTGTTTAAACGCATCTTCTAGCAGTTTTACATCGGCACTTTCTTTAGGCCACCGCATTGTAATGGTGAACCGTTCAGTGTCTTCACCATCGAATTTCTCAGTCTCCCCAAGATTAGGAAACATCGCTTTGAACGGGCCAGTTTTTACAGGTATAGATTCCATAGTCACCTCAGAATGGGTTAGGGTTGAGTGGGCAAAAATCTTTTACCGAACAATAGTCGGCGCATCGCGTGTATCCGCCAACACGGTGGGTGATTGAATGCTCACCGTTTAAACACTTGTCTTCCATGTATTCGATGGCAGACTCTTCTGAATCCAGAACGCGAACAGCAGACTTGCGCCCTTTTTTCATTACGGCGTATTTGTCAGGCTTCTTCCATCGCTCTTCATCTGAGCAAGTGGGTTCATCTTCAAAGTGGGCCTTCAGTCTCTCGCGTATGTAGTCTCTCGCCTGATGCTCGGGCCACAGTGGTACATCAACGAACACAATCGGATTGCGCGGATACCCATCATCAAATCTTTTTGATCGTGACCAATCCTTTAGGACTGCGGCGATCTGCAATGACTCAATATCCATATCGTTCTGTCGCGCCGCATACCCCTGAACATTTAACTGGGCGGCCCATTGACTACCCTTGTCAAAGATAATTGACCATACGGATGTAGTTTTAATGTCGGT